CTACATCGCAGGCAAGATTCCCGAGGGCGCCGAGCGCCTGATGATGCTCAAGCAGCAGTACGATGAGGCTTGGGAGTTGGCGGCTTATGAAGATCATGAGAAGGCAGCGATTCGCTTCGTGCCACGCCAGCAGTACATTGGAGGGGCAATGTAATGGCAGATAAGACACCCCACGCACAACAGTTCAAAGTTCCTAGTCCTTTGGAGCAAAGAGCTCTGGACAAAGCAGCTAAAGTGCCCGAAGAAGTCAAAGAAGAGCTGCGAAATGATCCTTCGATCAAGCAGTTTGACAAAAAAGCCAAGGGCGGCATGACCGCTTCTCGCCGTGCCGACGGTATCGCAGCACGCGGTAAAACTCGCGGGAGAATGGTCTAATGGCTAACCGGTTTGCTTCCGGTAAGTATGCGATTGCGCAGTGTGATCGTTGCGATGCTCGTTTCAAGTTGAAGCAGCTCAAACGCGAGATCATCAAGACCAAGAACTATGAACTCTTGGTTTGTCCAGAGTGCTGGGACCCCGACCAACCTCAACTTCAACTGGGTATGTATCCGGTTGATGATCCACAAGGTTTGCGTAACCCACGCCCTGATCGCAGCTACATTACATCCGGTACAACCGGACTTCAGATCATCAACAGCAACAGCACCGACGTTCTCGCTCAAGGTTTCCAAGGCGAAGGCAGTCGAGACATTCAATGGGGATGGAACCCTGTGGGTGGCGCGAGCTTAGATGATGACGGATTAACGCCGAACTACTTGGCTTTAGTCGTGGAAATTGGTACAGTGGCAGTGGAGGTCTCATGAAGGTATGTAACCACTGCGGCGTCAACAAGCCAAAAACCGAGTTCTATAGAAAGAGCACAGCAAAAGACGGCTTGTTTTGGTGGTGCCGCGCTTGCCATAAAGAGAACATGAAAGCCAAGTATCACGAGCTCGCAAAAGACGAGGCGTATCGAGTGCGTGAACGTGAACGTATGGATGCGTTTTGGGCCGCAAACCCCGATACACGAAAGAGATGTAGCCAAGAGTACGCGAGCAAAAACAAAGCAAAACTTACTGCCAACGCAAGTAAGTACCGTGCGTCAAAAGCCAAAAGAACCCCTGCTTGGCTGACAGACGATGATTTTTGGATTATTGAAGAAGCTCACACCCTAGCCGCGCTGCGTACAAAGTTGTTTGGGTTTCAATGGCACGTAGACCATGTAGTTCCTTTACATGGGGAGCTTGTCTCCGGGCTGCATGTGCCGCATAATCTACAAGTAATTCCCGCGTGGGACAACCGCAGTAAATCAAACCGGTTTACTATTACGACATAAGGAGTCGATGATGGACAAGAAAGACCTCGCACAAGATAAAAAGACCGCTGCAAAGGCCGTGCACAAGCACGAAAAAGCCATGCACCCCGGCAAGCCTATGACCAAGATGCGCGCTGGCGGCAAGACCAATAGCGACATGTTGAAGATGGGTCGTGGTTTGGCAAAGATTGCCAACCAAAAATCACCCGGTCGTCGCGGAGGCTAATCATGGCTACATACAAAACACCAAAGAAAGTCGCTTCGGTTGTGGTGGGTGAAGAGCCTGCGAAGACTACTATGCGCAAAGCAAACGTGTCTGTGGCCAACACCCGCAGCCAAGACTACCCACCCACAAAAACTTCGGGCATCAAGATTCGTGGCACAGGTGCTGCGACTAAAGGCTTGTACGCTCGCGGACCCATGGCTTAATAATGACCTACGGTGTTGTCTACCTTGTCACAAACAAACATACTGGAGAACAGTATGTTGGGCAGACACGCCAAAAGTTTTTGCGCCGTTGGGCAGCACACATCAACACCGCCAAGTCTAAAGTTGCCAAGAAATATAAGCTAGCAAATGCTATTTTGGCGTTTGGGGAAGATGCTTTTTTGGTAGAAGATTTGTTTTACGCTTTTGATGCCGTTGGTTTAGACAGCGCTGAGATACAGATTATTGATGCGTTGAAACCTACATACAACATCGCTAAAGGCGGTGCGGGGCATCGGGGCGTACGCCCTTCTGCTGAGGGGTGCAAAGCGCGGTCTGAACGTCTGCGGCAACAGTGGGCCAACCCAGAATGGCGCAAAGCACAGGTTGAGCGTATTAAAGCGGTAGCAAAAACCCCTGAAGCAACCCTGCGTGGTAAAACGGTTTCTGCTTTGGGTAGCGCAGCTAGGGCTAAACAAGTAGTGTGTGTTGAACTAAACACTGCGTTTGACTCTATTGCAGAGGCGGCACGGCAATTAGGTTTGAGCCATACTGGCGTTCGACATGCTATTGCGCATAAAATTCAAGCGCGTGGTCAGTTCACGTTGCAGGAGGTCGCACTTTGACGTATGACGAATTGTATGCCTCAATCCAGAGCTATACAGAAAACCAGTTCCCTGAGACTTTTCTTGCTGACGGAAGTGCTGTGTCCACTCAGACACAGATCGACACTTTCATTAAGCAGGCGGAACAGCGCATCTTCAACACGGTGCAGTTTCCATCGTTGCGTAAGAACGTCACAGGTATTACAACCCTGAACAACAAGTACTTGTCCGCACCCAGCGACTTCTTGGCTGTCTATTCTTTGGCAGTGATTGACGCCACCGGTGCGTATGAGTATTTGTTGAACAAGGATGTGAACTTCATTCGGCAAGCGTACCCACAGCCGACAGATACGTCGATCCCTCGGTACTACGCTTTGTTTGGCCCCACAACCACCAACGATGCAACGCCTGTCATCACTGACGAGATTTCGTTCATCTTGGGCCCCACACCTGACGCGGCTTACGATGTTGAGCTGCACTACTATTACTACCCTGAGTCGATCACCACCGCTGCTGATGGCCGCACATGGTTGGGTGACAACTTCGATTCCGTGTTGTTGTACGGCTCTTTGGTTGAGGCTTACACCTTCATGAAGGGCGAGACGGATATGGTGTCGTTGTACAACGCCAAGTATGCTGAAGCACTTGCGATGGCTAAACGTCTGGGCGATGGCATGGAGAAGCAAGACCAGTACAGAAGCGGCCAGTACAGACAGGCGGTGACCTGATGGCTATTCAGCAAGGCGCAACAAACACGTTCAAGCTCGGGCTGCCAAAAGGCAACTTTGACTTCGACGTGGACACATTCAAGATCGCGCTGTACACCGGTGCAGCGTCGATTGGCCCAGACACGACTGCGTACACAACTGATGGCGAGACAGTGGCTTCTGGCTACACCGCTGGCGGTGAGACGTTGACCATTACACAAGCACCTACAATTGGTAACCAGACAGGTATCGCTACGGTGTATTTGTCGTTCGCAAACGTCACATGGAATTCAGCGTTAATCGCACGCGGCGCACTGATCTACAAGTCGGGTTCTGGTAACCCAACCGTTTGTGTGCTGGACTTTGGCTCCGACAAATCATCGACCACAACTTTCACTGTGCAGTTCCCCGCTGTCACCAGCACTGCCGCAATCATTCGCATCTCGTAAGGAGCAAAAAATGTTTACCAACACAGCTAAAGCTGGCGGCGTTTACAAAGTGGTCTGCCACGACGCTGACGGTAACTTCAAGTGGGAAGAAACGACCCACAACCTCGTGGTAAATCAGGGTCTGCAAGACATGAACACGCAGTATTTCAAGGGCAGTGCTTACACTGCTGCTTGGTATTTGGGTTTGATTACAGGCCCCGGTTCGGGCACCGCGATTGCCGCTGCTGACACGCTTGCTTCACACGTTGGTTGGACTGAGTTCACCAACTACTCTGGTAACCGCAAGGCCGTGACATTTGGCACAGCAACAACTGCTGACCCCTCGGTGATTGCTAACTCTGCTGCACCTTCTCAGTTCTCGATTACTGGCGGTGGCGGTGTGGTGGCGGGCGCGTTCTTGTGTAACGTTGCCACAGGCACGTCAGGCGTGTTGTTCTCAGCTTCAGATTTCCAATCGCCCGGCGACCGTACAGTTGTGTCTGGTGACACACTGACTGTTACCTACACCTTCAGCTTGGATGCGACTTAATCATGGCACTCGTACTTGCAGATCGGGTTAGGGAGACCACGACCACGACGGGTACGGGTACCGTAACACTTGCCGGGGCTTACACCGGATTTCAGTCGTTCGCCGTCATCGGTAACGGCAACACCACTTACTACACCATCGCCGGTCAAGGCACGAACGAATGGGAAGTGGGCATCGGTACCTACACCTCGTCGGGCACCACGCTTGCGCGTACCACGGTCTTGTCGTCCAGCAACTCGGACAACTTGGTCAACTTCTCGGCTGGTACAAAGGATGTGTTTGTCACGCAGCCAGCAGAGCGTACAGCGTATGTAGATGGAACCACAGCTTCTTTCGCAAATGGCGGCATTGTGCCGGTTGTTTCTGGTGGTACAGGCGCTTCAACGGTAGCGGGTGCACAGACAAATCTTGAAGTGGACCCCGCAGGCACTGCGGTTGCAATGGCAATCGCGCTAGGATAAAACATGGCAAACACCTTCACCAGATATTTGAATAAAAACGTGGGCACATCCGCTGCCACGGTTGTAACTGTTGGGGCCGCCACGCAGACCACCATCATTGGTTTGTCTCTGGCTAACACAACCACATCACCGATCACAGTCAGCGCGTACATCACGGCTTCTGCTGTTGACTACTACTTGGTTAAAGACGCCACGGTTCCTGTTGGCGGCACATTGGTGGTTGTTGGCGGGGATCAGAAAACTGTGCTGGTGACAAGCGATGCGCTGAAAGTTATCTCTTCTGCTGCGTCTTCGGCGGATGTCATCACATCAGTTCTGAACATCACATAAGGGTAGCCCATGTCTTACATCGGCAACACGTTCACCACACAAGCCTTCACACCTGCTGTTGATTTTTTCAACGGTAACGGCTCGACCACGGCTTTTACTCTGTCACGCCCTGTGGCATCTGTTGCACAGGTTCAGGCGGTCATTTCCAATGTGCCTCAAAAGCCCGGTGATGCGTTCACTGTCAGCGGCAACACAATCACATTCACCTCTGCCCCACCCAGCGGTACGCAGAACATATATGTGTACTACACCAGCCCGATCACGCAAGTCATTGCACCGGGTCAGAACACCGTAGGCACAGCTCAGATTCAAAACGGCTCGGTTATTCCTGCTGACTTGTCTACTGGTGGTTTATATTGGGACACATCCGGAAATGTAGGATTAAACACAACCAGCCCAACAGCTCGATTGACGATTGGTTTGCAGTCTTACACTGCTAGCGCCACTAGCGGAATGATTCGTTTCAAAAACGATCAAAACAGCGCCGATGGTTGCATTCAGTCATACTCGGTGGCGTCGAACATCGGAACAGATATTGTTTTTGGCAGTAACTTTTACGTTGATACCGCCGGACAGTTCCAGCGTTTTAACACTAGCCGCGAGTCGTCGTTTCAAATCATTTCTCGTACCGGAACGGTTTACTGGGGCACAGGCGGCACAGGCGCTACAGCAACACAAGCACTTACGCTTAATCAATCAGGCGTTTTGGCGCTCAAAGGCGGCAATGATTCTGCGAATGGTGTGGGCATTGCTTTCCCCGCAACTCAATCAGCATCGTCTAACGCAAACACGCTGGATGACTACGAAGAAGGCACTTGGACACCTGCAATTAATTATGGCGGCACGGTTGCCACACTTTCTGTTGCATTTGGGTTTTATGTAAAAGTTGGACGGCATGTTACTTTGACCGGGTACTTAACCACAACAAACAAAAACGGCGGTACTGGCGATGCCGTGCTTAGCGGGCTTCCGTTCCCCATAGGTAACTCAAGTAATCACTACCCCGGGGGTAGCCTTGGCTATTACGCTAACCTTACCTTACCTGCTGGCACAACAGGCCTCGCTTGGTACGGCATAGTTAACAGTGGTTCTATCTATCTTGGGTATAACTCAACAACAAACTGGGCGCAGTTGAACGGCTCTTTAGCCGGAAACAACGCGCAGTACGGCCCATTTACCATCTGCTACATCTCCGATTAAAGGAAACAAAAATGTCACTCACCAAAACCACCACAGTCGATCAGATCACCGTCACAGAGAACGGCATCGTTCTTTACCGTGAAGCCACACGCATCATGGAAGATGGCAACCAGATCAGCCAGACATACCACCGCACATCACTGACACCCGGTCAAGACCTGACAGGTCAACCAGCCAATGTGGTTGCTATTTGCAACGCAGCTTGGACAACCGAAGTCATTGACGCATACAACGCACAAGTTGCAGCACAAACACCCGGGGCCTAATCATGCCAATCAGCAGAATCGAAACGAACAGCATAGCGCCTAGTCAAACACTGACTACGCCAATCGTTGCTACCACAATGGGGGTGGGCGGTGCTACGCCTTCGGGTTCTGGTTCTGGCATTACCTTCCCTGCTACACAGTCAGCGTCAACAAACGCAAACACTTTAGATGACTACGAAGAAGGTACATGGACACCGTTATGTGGTGACAACTCAACAGCTATTACATCGGTTTCAAAAGCGGTATATACAAAAGTTGGGAAGTTGGTAACAATTGAATTAGATTGCACAGTAAACAGCCCAAACTCCGGCACAGCTAATTTAATTTATGGCTTGCCTTTTGCTGGTGCTATTTCCGCAGGAAACGGGGGCACTTGTGTTGGGTATTCTAACGGCGGGATAGTTTACGGCGTTCATGTAACGGGCGCTACTACGGGTTTGTATTTCTGGAACCCGATTGCACTGACAACACCTAACTTATCTGGGGTTAGGGTAATTTTTTCTTTCTCATACACGACATCCTCTTAACCCACGCCGAACACAAGGAACACCATGTCATACATCGGCAACGAACCTCTCAGCGTAGCTTTCCTGACTGACACATTCAGCGGTAACGGCTCAACTGTCGCTTTCACAATGTCGGTGGCCCCGGCAAACACATCATCTATTCTTGTGGCAGTCACAGGTGTAGTGCAAGACCCATCGACTTACAGCGTCAGCGGTACAACCCTGACCTTCTCTGCTGCGCCACCAACAGGCACAAGCAACATCTCGGTGCGCTACCTTGGCATACCTGCAAGCGGTGTAACAACCACAGCCTACCGCACAGTCACCGACACAACTGCCACCAACAATCAGACAACCTTCACCATCCCCTCATACACAGTGGGCTATGTGGATGTGTTCAGAAACGGTGTGCGCTTGGCTGCTGCTGACTTCACGGCTACAACAGGCACAACCATCGTCTTGGTTAACCCAGCCTCTGCTGGTGACACGATCACCACGGTGTCGTTCTATGTGTCATCGGTGTTGAATGCTATCCCTGCAACGAACAACTCGGTGCAGCAGTCGTATTTGGCTTCTGGTGTGGCGGGTACAGGACCTGCGTTTAGCGTCTACAAAAGCGCAAACCAAACAATTTCTTCTGCTGTTGACACAAAGCTCACATTTGATACGGAAGAGTTTGACACTGCTTCTTGTTACGACACTTCAACAAGCCGTTTTACCCCGAACGTTGCTGGGTACTATCAAATCAATTTTGAATGTGATATGGGGGGCGTAACAACAACTGGCGGCATTATCAGTATTCGTAAAAATGGTTCTGGTTTTAAGCGTGGCCAAGGCGTAATTGGCCCCAGCATGAGTGAGCAATATTTATGCGGCAGCGCACTTGTTTATATGAACGGTACTACTGACTACCTTGAGGTTTATGCTTATGGTATTGCCGCTAGCTCTATAACTATTTATGGCGCTTCACCCCAGTATTCATACTTCCAAGGCTTCTTAGCGAGGGCAGCATAATGACACTAGCAGTTTCAATCGCGCAATCAGGCGCTAACAATGTGACCATGCGTAACCGTATCATCAACGGTGCGATGATGATCGACCAAAGAAATGCTGGGGCCAGTGTTACTCCTGTTGCTTTGGAATATCAGATTGACCGCTGGCGCTATTTTGCATCGCAAGCATCAAAAGTAACAATGGGGCAAAACCAAGGTTCTGTAACGCCGCCAGCAGGGTTTTCTTACTATCTTGGTTTGACATCAAGTTCTGCATATAGCGTATTGACGAGTGACTTTTTTGGTTACCAACAATTTATTGAAGGTTTTAATGCTGCCGACTTAGCATGGGGGACTGCTAACGCTCAGACTGTTACTTTGTCGTTTTGGGTCAGAAGTTCATTAACTGGAACTTTTGGCGGGTCAATTCAAAACTCAGCCACTAACCGCAGCTACCCTTTTAGTTACACAATTAGCGCTGCAAACACTTGGGAACAGAAGTCAATCACGATTGCTGGAGATACTACGGGAACATGGCTTACTACCAATGGTCGTGGCATAGGTGTCAACTTGATGATTGGCGTAGGCTCAACACTTAGCGGGACAGCAGGTGCATGGGCTGGCGCAGATTACCGTTCTGCCACAGGCGCAACATCCGTAGTCGGAACCAACGGAGCCACCTTCTACATCACAGGCGTTCAGCTTGAAAAAGGCAGCACAGCCACAGCTTTCGAGCAACGCTTGTATGGTACTGAGTTGGCTTTGTGTCAGCGGTACTATGAAACGGGAAGCTTCGCGCAGTTTAGTGGTTACGTTATAAGTGGCGGTAACTATTACAGTGCGTATGTAAGTTTTGCAGTTACAAAACGCGCCACCCCGACAGGAACAGTAACGCATGTCGCCTCATCAGGGTTCCCAGCGTCTGCTGGAGTATTTGCGGATGCAACGATTAATGGTTTTGACGAAATGAGGACGGCGAACTCTTCAGTTAATGCGGGCTATTTTTATTCAACATGGACGGCATCTGCGGAGTTGTAATTATGTACAAAACAATCAAAGACAAACTCGGAAACGAAAACAGCGTTCAGCGTCTTGCCGACAACGCTTACATTCCATTCGACTCAGCCAACACAGACTACCAGCAATATCTAAAATGGTTGGAAGAAGGCAATACGCCAGAGCCTGCTGACGAATAAAATAAACCATGTTCGGTCTATCCTCCTACGCTCAAGCACCGTATGCCAGCCTTGGTACAACGGTGTATTTGGTATCCGTCAACGAAAGTGTGGCGGCGTACGACTTCGCGTATGTGGGGGTGCAGTTCACCAACCAGATTTTTGAGTTTGCCAGCGGGCTTGACGACTACACACCAAGGGGCGACTACAGCGCCATAGCTTCAGAGACAGCCAACGCGGCTGACTTCGTGTACCCCAACGTTGCGTTTATTGGTCAGGTTGCCGAGTCGGTTGCAGGGGTGGACACCCCGTCCGCCGCAGTTACATTTGGCGTGTCCGTTACCGAAGCTGCCGCAGGGTCAGAAACCACAGCCGCCGCCCAAAACTTTGCGGTGTACATCTCTGAGATTTCCACCGGTGCCGACACCGTTCTTGGCGCGTATTTGTGGAACCTGATTAATGACAGCCAGACTGCAAACTGGCAAAATATCAACGACGCCCAGACCCCCGGCTGGCAGACAATCAACGACGCCCAGAGCACGAACTGGAACGTCATCAAGACCCAAACGTAAGGACACATCATGTCTAGCTCATACTCACCAGACCTGCGCATTGAACTCATTGGTACCGGCGACCAAGCGGGCGTGTGGGGCGCGACAACCAATAACAACTTAGCCTATGTTCTTGAGCAGGCTGTTGCTGGTTACGTCTCTGTGGCTGTGGCTTCGGCTAACCAAGCGCTCACCTACATTAATGGTGGTACATCTACCGCAGCCGACAACCAATCGGTACACGCTTCGATTGCACTGACAACTTCCACCGGTGCAAACTTTGCCGTCTACGCGCCACCTGCATCCAAGCAGTACACCATCTATAACGCGTCGAGCTTCACCGCTACGATCTACAACTCAACTGTAATTGGCAATACAACTGCTGCCGGTACCGGTGTAGCCATCCCTGCGGGTAAAACCATGACTGTGTGGAGCGACGGCACAAACTTCGCCCAGCAGAACACGCACCTCAATTCACCTTCATTCACAACCCCTGCACTGGGTACTCCAGCCTCGGGCACATTGACCAACGCTACTGGCTTGCCTTTGACTACCGGTGTTACCGGCACGTTGCCCGTGGCAAACGGCGGCACTGGGGTTACGACTTCTACTGGTTCAGGCAACAACGTACTGTCAAACAGCCCCACATTGGTCACGCCTAACTTGGGTACACCATCTGCGTTGGTTGGTACAAACATCACCGGTACAGCTTCTGGTTTGAGCATTGGCGGTAACGCTGCTACAGCCACTTCACCGGCGTCTGGCGGTTCGTTCATCACATCTAGCAACATCGGTAGCCAATCGGTCAACTACGCTAACTCAGCGGGCAACGGTGGCGTCACCTCAGTCAACGGTTCAACCGGCGCTGTTACGGTTACGAGCATTGGTGTTGGGCAGACTTGGCAAAACGTGACAAGTAGCCGATCAAGCGGCACGAGCTACACAAACTCAACCGGCAGGTCTATTCTCGTAAACGCGTTCAGCAGCAGAACCGACTCAGGATTCCAATTGACCGCAGTGTGCGATGGCGTGACGGTTGGCTACCAAGGCGGTGGCGGTGGCGGTGACGCTCGAAGAGCCGGTTTTGTTTCTTTCATTGTGCCCGCCGGTAGCTCGTATACGGTCACATACTCTGGCGGCGCTGATGGCTCAACCCTTCAGTGGGCTGAGTTGAGATAACCGAATGTGGACCCTTTCAGCCTTCTTATGGCGGCACAGGCGACCGTTGCGGCGATACGCAGCGGGTGTGAGATGTTGTCTCAAGGAAAGGCTGAAATTACAAAGACGAAAGCGGCAATTGAAAAGGCTGTCGGGGACGGGAAGGCTATATATGCCGAAATCGTCGGTCTTTGGAGCTGGATTTCCAGCTTATTCGGTGGTTCAAAGAAGAGCAACGCGCCTGCGCCTACGGTCCAAACAAATAATGCGAAACCTTCCAGCCGAGTCAGCTACAAACCCAAGCCCATCGAGCAACTGAGTTACGAGGAGTACCAGACCCAAGCCATCCATCAGATTTGCGAACAGCTCAAGACCTTCTTCGAGATACGCAGGCAGTTGCAAGAATACTGTCACGACCTTGAGGAAGAATCGAAAACCACAACCGACATTGAAGGTGCCGCGCTAGACAGGATTCAGATCGAAATGCAGCTTGAACAGATGACCGTTCAGATTCGGGAGACCATGATTTACACACCCAAAGACATTGGGTTGCAGTCGATCTACACACGGTTCTTGAAGATGTACGACCAGATTCTGGAAGAGCGCGAGTTCGATAGGGCGCTGAAACGTAAGCAAGAGATTGACGCAAGATGGCAACGCGAGTACCAACAACAAATCAGGGCAGCCAAGCTGGGGTACGCGGTCGTGGTGCTGGTGCTGGGGGTATGGATGACGGCACTGTTTTCCGCTCTATGAAGGAGTTTTACTGGTGGGTACTGATCGTCACATGTTTGATTGCGCTGCTGGGGTTTTCAATCGCATCAGCATTGTTCTCGTACCAACAAGTGCGCAAGGCCGAGGTCATTCTCCAGCGTGCCGAGCAGCTCGAAAAGAAGCAGAAACCAAAACTTGAACCGAAACTAGACAAGGACGAATAATGTTACCAATCGTTGCAGGCATCGTAGCCAACCTCATCAACAACGGGATGCACAAGGTCGCCGACCAAGTCATCGAAAAAGGCGTTGACGCCGTTCAACAAAAGCTGGGTATTGAGCTCAAGCCAGAAGGCGAAGCCACACCCGAGTACAACGCCAAGCTGCAAGAAGAAGCCAACCGTCATGCGGAGTTCATGGCTGAGTTGGACGAGAAGTCTGCACAGCGCGCGACGGATATGCAGATGGCTGCGTTGCAGTCTTCCGATCAATTTGTGCGTCGCTTCCTCTATTACTACGCTTGGTTCTGGGGCGTCTTTGCCTGTTCGTACTTCTTCGCCGTGTCGTTTTTGGAAGTGCAGAACAAGAACCGTGACTTTGTGAACATCATCTTGGGCTTCTTGATTGGTACTACTATTCCAGCGATCATCGCGTTCTTCTACGGTCAGGCTAACAAAGCGCGTGAAGACACCATGAAGCAGATGAAAGAATTGAAAGGTGACAAATGACACCAGACATTGCCGACCTGCAAGCTGCCAAGATCAAGAGCCCTGAGAAGTGGCTCGATGCGGTGGTGCACACCTGCCAAGAGTTTGAGATCAACACACCTCAGCGCGTTGCTGGGTTTCTATCGCAGACTAGCCACGAGTCTGGTGGTTACACCATGCTGACCGAGAACCTCAACTACAAGGCGGCTACGCTGGCTGCATGCTGGCCCAACCGCTTCGCTGTGCTCGGTGCTGACAAAAAGCCTATCAAAGAGAACGGCAAGAACGTCCCAACTGCTGTGGCTAACAGCATAGCCGGTAAGCCGGAGCTCATCGCGAATTTGGTTTACAGCTCACGTATGGGCAACGGACCTGCTGAGTCTGGTGAAGGGTGGCTGTACCGTGGCAGGGGTCTGAAACAGTTGACCGGGAAAGATAATTACACCCGATGTGGGGCAGCCCTCGGCCTTGATCTTGTTGGCAACCCTGACCTCCTTCTTGAACCCATGGCCGCTGCACGTTCGGCGGGATGGTTTTGGAAAGCAAACAACTTGTCTGCTTTTGCCGACGCCAACGACATCAAAGGCATGACCAAGAAGATCAATGGTGGGTTGATTGGGTACGAACAGCGCCAAGCGTTGTACGATGCGTGCTATGGACAGTGCCGCGCCTAAGTAGGAAAATACGGGAAAAGGAACCACAACGTGCCCCTCCAAAAATTGCAATTCCGCCCCGGTGTCAACCGCGAAGGCACAACCCTAGCCAACGAAGGCGGCTGGTTCGAGTGCGACAAGATTCGCTTCCGTTCTGGTTTCCCTGAAAAGCTAGGCGGTTGGGTTTTGGATACTGGCACGTACTACAACAACGGTATATCCGTGGCACCCCCAGCAGGTTCGTATTGGGGTGTATGCCGTTCGATGTGGAATTGGAACACCTTGGGCGGCCAGAATTTGCTTGGCCTTGGCACTAACTTGAAGTTTTATATCCAGAACGGACCTGACGGTTTGTTCTATGACGTTACGCCAATTCGCGATACAAACACAATTGCATCTAACGCCTTTACAACCGTAAATGCTTCCGCTACGGTGACAGTCAACGACCCCGGCCATGGTGCGCAAACGGGTGACTTTGTGACCATCTCGGGCGTGGGCGGCGCAGTCAACGGCATCCCCGCTGCATCTTTGAACAAAGAGTTTCAGATCACGTATCTGAACGGCAACCAGTACAACATCAGCGTTGGGTCGCCTGCAACCTCTAGCGGTACTGCGGGCGCAGCCACGTTTACCTACCAGATCACTACCGGCCTTGCTACATACACCGTGGCTACTGGCTGGGGCGCGGGTTCTTGGGGCGGTACAGTGGCCGGTGCTATAACTACCACACTGAACGGTACGATCAACGCAAGTGCAACTTCAATCGTTTTAACTTCGGCGGCGTCTTTTGCTGCGTCTGGCACGATTGTTATTGATACCGAGTCGATTACATACTCTGGCAAGTCAACAAACACATTGACTGGCTGCGTGCGCGGCGCAAACGGCACAACCGCTGCTTCTCACACATCTGGTGCCACTGTTACGCAAGTTGCGTCTACTTGGAATGGTTGGGGTATTGCAGCCGCCAACTCTGGTGTCGGACAACAGCTACGCCTGTGGAGCCAATCAAACTACGGTGAAGATTTGATCTTCAATCCCCGTGGTGGTGGGTTGTATTACTGGGCAGTTAATGCTAACCCAAACACGTTTGACCGTGGCACACAACTCACACCATTGAGCACAGGTGACACAACCTGCCCGACAATCGCCAACTTAATCATGGTGTCAGACTCATCGCGGTTTGTGATTGCTATGGGCACGAATGACCCCTCTGGCACATTGTTTCCCGCTACGCAGGACCCGTTGCTTATTCGTTGGTCAGCGCAAGAAGATTACAACGTTTGGACCCCCGAAGCTACAAACCAAGCAGGTGACTATCGTTTGAGTCGTGGTTCAGAGATTGTTGCTGCTCAACAAACCCGCCAAGAGATTTTGGTGTGGACTGACGCTGCTTTGTACTCCATGCAGTACCTTGGCCCCCCGTATGTGTGGGGCTTCCAGATCATGGGTGACAACTTGTCCATCGCCGGACCGAACGTGGTGTCTGTAGCGAACAACGTGACCTATTGGATGGGCACCGACAAGTTCTACATGTACTCAGGCCGCGTGGAAACGCTGCCATGTACGCTGCGCCAATATGTCTTCCAAGACATCAACATGACTCAGTCCTACCAATTCTTCTCTAGCACCAACGAAGGCTACAACGAGATTTGGTGGTTCTACTGTTCGGCCAATAGCAACACAATCGACAAGTATGTGGTGTTCAACCATCTTGAACGCACTTGGTACTACGGCACGTTGGCACGCACTGCGTGGCTCGATAGCCCACTGCGTACTGTTCCTATGGCTGCCGGTTACAACGGGCAGTTGATTTATCACGAGACGGGTAACGATGATGGCACCACAACACCTGCTTCACCTATCGAGGCTTACTGCCAATCCTCTGACTTTGACATTGGTGACGGACACAATTTTGGTATTGTGTGGCGCATCATTCCTGATGTGACCTTTGATGGGTCTAACTCTGCGGCTCCTTCACTGGACTTCACTGTTCGCCCACGTCAAAACCCCGGTGCAAACTACGGCACATCCGACAGCCCCACAATCACAAGTGGCAATAACTACTCAGGGCAGCGCACATACAACGTGCAGCAGTTTACCGAGTATGCCTACGTGCGTATTCGTGGACGTCAGATGGCTTTCAAAATCAGTTCCAACGACCTTGGCGTTGCTTGGCAACTTGGTACACCGCGCCTTGATGTGCGCCCAGATGGAAGACGTTAATGGCGCTACCTTTATTTCGCACGCAACCTTTGATTGCCCCGCAGCAGCCTCGACTGCCTGCGGCACCGGTGGAGTACAGCCAGCGTTACGGTGACGACCTCACCAACATTCTGCGTTTGTATTTCAACCAACTGCAAAACTTCAACCAACTGTTCACAACCAACACCGGTGGCGCGCTTTTGAAGTTTCCTAACGGTGCGTTCTTCCAAGACGGCGTGACCACGCTGACCAACAGCATCACCAACGTCTCGACTACGCCGATTGTTGTGGCGTCTACTGAGCAGTTTGTTTTGACTGCCGGTGCGCTTTTGATTGGTAACGAGATTATTTCCTACACAGGCAAGACTGCGACTTCGTTCACAGGCATTACTCGTGGGGTGTACGGCTCGACAAAAGCTGCGCATACTGCTGGGGCCACCATATCTGAGGCTCAAAGTCTTGCTTCACCAACCGTTGCCGCCGCTGTGGCGCTCCTACAAACAACAAGTAGCAACGGCGTGGTGCTTGACGCCACGGATAAGACCAAGGTTGTGTTTGAAGTTTCTGGCATCTACAACATCCAGTTTAGTATGCAAATGATTAGCTACGACGGCACGATTGACGATGTGACCCTTTGGTTCCGACTGAATGGTGTAGACATCCCATATAGCGCTGGTGTTGCCACAGTCCCTGCTATTCACGGGGGTAAGCCGGGAACCGCCATCATTTCTTGGAACCTTGTGCAGCCAGTCAATGCAGGTGACTACCTTCAGTTGTTGTTTGCCTCGGATACAGGTAATACTGTTTGTGCAACTTACCCCGGCGGCACAACCCCTGTACATCCAGTTTCACCCTCTGTCATCCTCACCGCAACGTTTGTGTCTGCGCTGTACACATGATAGACTCTTGCAACCCCCAATTCGTGAGGCTTTAATGGGCTTTCTTTCTAATTTGCTCCCCATGGTCGCCGGTGGCGCTTTAGCTGCGACCGGTGTTGGCGCTCCCGCCGCAGCCGCCATGATTGGTGGTCTTCAAGCTGCTCGTACTGGTAGTTTACAAAAAGGTCTTATGGCTGGCATCGGTGCTTATGGTGGTGCTGGTTTGGCTGGGGGTTTAGGAGCTTCTGCGGCTACTACCGTTCCAGAAGGCGCGCAAATGGCCGCCGCTGCGGGGGACTCAACTGCCGGTATTAACGCCATGGGTGGGATGGACAAAATGACCGCCGGAGTTCAGGGGTTGGGTTCACAAGCTGGACGCGATGCTTTTATGACTAAAGTCGGTGGTGGTTCTGGTCTACTCAAAACTGGACTCGCAGCTACGGCGCCAATGATGGGCGAGCAGAACCAACCTCAAATGCCTGTCGGTGACAGCACAATGCCTCAACGTTTGAAATACGACCGAGGTACCGCCACACCTTTCCCTATGCCCGATGTGCCCGGTTACGACAACTTGGGTCAGGACTTTGGCCGCCAGCGCAGCTACTTCCCAAATGCTGGGTACCAACAAATCACCCCCGAAGAAGCTAAGTCAATCCGTGGGTACGCCGCAGGTGGGTACATGGGCGGGGGCCCCGTCGAGCAAATGTCAAATGAAAATGCCGTGGGCATGAACACTGGCTACCCTCAAGCCGACATTACTGGTCACGCATACGCAACACCATGGCAAACACCCGTGAGCCAAAACGTGGTGGCTGGCACTGCCGACACCGGAGTGAACCGCATGACTGGCCAGATGCTGGCCGAAGGAGGCGCAGTTGAGCCGACCCCCGACTTCCAAGAACCGTACACCGCTATGGCGCGAGGTGGACTCTCTGACTTGGGTTCTTATTCTGATGGTGGCCGACTGCTTCGTGGGCCCGGTGATGGTGTATCTGACTCTATCCCTGCTGTGATCGGCAAAAAGAAACCTGCCCGACTCGCCGACGGCGAATTTGTTGTGCCCGCTCGCATCGTTTCTGAGCTGGGTAATGGGTCTACTGAAGCAGGTGCACGCAAGCTGTACGCCATGCTCGACCGTGTGCAGTCTGCACGCAAGAAGTCCATCGGTAAAGGCAAAGTGGCTAAAGATAGCCGCGCCGACAAACTTCTGCCAGCGTAAAGATGCCTCTGTATCACATCCAGCCCCGAGAGCTCCCACAGGTGTGGCCGACAGCCGCGCCCATGCTCCAGAAGGCGATTGATATTGACCCCTCAGCCGTGACCATTGAGCAGGTTGAGTATGCGGTGAGAACAGGCCAATCACACCTTTTGGTGTGGGACGAACCCGGTGAAGGCTTGACCGGTGCAGTGACAGTTGAGTTTATTGACTACCCCCGTGCGCGTGTGGCGCATGTGAATTTGATGGGTGGCAAAGGCATCGTGAGGGACCACGTGTTCGCCGAGGCTATGAATTGGATGCGTGCACACGGAGCCACGAAAGCTCAGTGCTGGTGTAAAGATAACTTGGTGCCCATGTACGAGAAGATGGGCATGACTAACACCCATAAGGTGATGAGGATTGAATTATGATTCCAAAGCTTAAATCTGAAGGCTACTCACGCGACGGTATCCGCTTGTACCCCATGGACGGCGGTGGTAGCTCTAGCACTGGCACCAGCACTCAAATTTCCGAACTGCCTGAGTGGGCGCGCGGCTACGCCAAAAACGCTCTGGAAAAAGGCGCGGCTCTTTCTGAAAAAGGATACCAAGCCTACGACGCTCCGCGCATCGCTGGCTTCAGCCCGCTCCAACAACAAGCACAGCAGGGTGCAGCGAACATGCAGACTTCTGGTTTGACTGGTTTGGGTGGTCAGGTTGCTGGCGAAGCAGCCATGCGTGGTCTAGGCCAAGACTATCAAGGCGGCCAGTTTGAAGGTGGTCGTTTCGGCGGCCAGCAAGCAGCTCAGTACATGAGCCCGTTTATCCAAGAAGCTTTGGCTCCCCAGTTG